ATTGATAAAGTCTTTTTTAAATTCCTTATCAACACCGCCTTTTTTTAAGGTAATTTCGTACATATCTACTCCTTATCAAAAATAAAAGGTCGCAGCTTAAATGCGACCTTAAAAATTACATAGGCAAACTTGTTTGTTCCGCAATTGGTATTTTTTTGATATCCACATCTTGACAACCATTAAACACACATTTTAAAAAATCATTGAGTACAAAATCTTTGTTATCTTCACGTCCAACTAAAAGCACTTCTTCTTTTGGTCCGCGGGCAACAAAGTTACCCGTTGTAGTATCTGGTTTCGGATCAGGTGCGCCTTCTTTTGTTTGTGCCTCCATTCCCGGAAGATTAAATTTCCCTTTAAGCAACGCAATCCAAATCGCCTTACCGTTTTCATCGCTAGTCCTAAATAAACAAACAATGTCATTTGGCGTTAGGTTTTTGTTGTACTTCTCAACACCTTTTTCTACTGTGATTCCAAAGAAATCTTTGCGTGCATCCGATGTTAAATCTAACAACTCGATTTCAAGTTTTGTCTCGCTGATTCCACCTGATAATACAACGTAAGGTCCATCGTCTGCTGGCACAGTGACCAATTCATTGGTAATATCAAGTTTTGCGGATTTCATTCCTGGCAAATGCTTTATACTCTCTGCTTTTGTAACCTTGTCATTTCCATCTAGTACTCCGTAGTAAAAATCACGTAGTCCAAATTTTACTTTTCCCATTTTGTCCTCTTTCTTTTAATAAAAATCAAAATAGCGGTATTTCCTTACATTCATTAGTAAGTCAATATCGCTATCTTTATATCTTGGTTTTTCGTTTGCGGTGTATCTTTCAAACCCGCCTTTTTTTAAAATATCATCTATACATTTTGCAATCTGGTCAGATTCCGATGCTGTTTTACACCAAAAATTAATGGTGATCCGTTGCTCGTTACACAGCATCTCATCATCTGCATAGTCAGCAGGGCCATCTAGCGTTGTGTTAATTCGCATAAAAGGCGCTAACTCTGCTTTGCGTAAATCAATAGGGTTGTCTGGAATATCATAGGTAAATATCCCTTGCTTAAATCCATTTTTAAAAGAACCACCTCTGAGCCTATCCAACAGCTCATTTAGTGTCTTATCGCTACTTAATAATTTATAAGCTGCCGTTTCAGCAATCAAAGTCCTAGTCCCTCCTTAACTTTTTCTGCGTAGATTTGTTTGGCCCTTGGTGTCATCTGATTGATTGTTCTTTCCTTGAAGTCCTGACCACGTTGATAAATCGTCCCATCATTGGGGTAATGAGCGCGCCAACCAGTAGCTTTGCCATAACCAATTTCCTTGGATACAATTCCGACATTAGCTCCTTTAAAACCACTGATAACAGTATCTTCTTGCAGTCTTTCGTCTGTTTCAATCTCGTAAACAGGGGTATTTGCTTTAAGTGCTTTTTCAAATTCTTCGGCAACTTCAGTTACTGCTGCTTTTGCGGTTTTTGGGGCTTTTACTTCAAGCTTTGTCAGATTAGCTAATATTTCATCTAAACCCTTTGTCATGACATGCTTACTCCACTTATCATGGTGATATCTTTGCCAGATTCGTCAGATTCGATTTTATCTATCTTATAGATGCGCTTGTTGAATTCAACAAACATCGTGTTATCTATAGATAATTGAGGGTTATACCTAATTAAAAAAACCTTTGTATCCTTATTTGTTGGCAAATCGCTAGCGTTTTGAAACTTTGATTGGTAATTAAAGTCTCTTAACTGTGTTTTCAGCACTTCTGACCAACATGTATAGACGTCTTTTCTAATCGCAGAGATAACTTCTCCGTCTTCATTCTGCCCGCCTGATTGGCTAAAAATCGTTATCCTGACGTTCATCTTGCGTGTAATCATAAATCATCACCCCGCAATCGTAGTTGATGGATGATATTTAAAACGCCATTTGCCAACGGATAGCGAAAACTATCCGCAGACAAACCGCGATGGTCATACTCTTCCTTGACTTGTTTTTTGACTGCTAAAGCAAATTTAGCGCTATCCTTAAACGTGTCTGCGGTTGAGTCGCTGTCTATTGCAAAACAAATTTGTTCTTGAGCAGATTCAATCATTTCTTTGATGATGTCGTCCTCAAATTCAAAGTCAATTTTACAGTAGAGTTTTACACTGTCTAATAACTCTTTCGATACAGCCATAGCTATACCTCTTCAACGCCTGCTAGTGCAAGTAAATCTGATTTCAAGGTCTTACCACTAAAGTCAATTCCCTTGCTTGTTAAATAGCGTTTGATTTCTTCTACAGTGCTTTTACTAGTTGGTTTCGCCTCTTTCTCAGAGGCTTTCGCTGGGTGTGAACGTTACGTAGTATCCAGCTTTGTCATCAACTTTAGAAACGCCAAAGCGAAGCACAGCTTGCAAGTATTGACCGTAAATTTCGTTATCTGCCCAGCGAAGTCCGAGGTCTTTACGATCGGCGAATAATACACCACGTTTGAAATCTCCGACAAATGCTTTATTTTCACCTAAAACCTCATCAGCTAGTACAAAAACAGGTTTACCAAGAAATACTTTCCCAGAAACGGAAGTGATTGAATCTTGAAGTAGGTAACGACCATTCTTATCCTTTAATGTATCCATTGTTTGATAGAAACTTTGAGATACAATAAATGACACATTGTAAGCAGGATCTAAATCAACGTTGAGAAGTTTCTTGATTTCGTCTAAGTCTTTTACTTCCTTAGATTCGAATTCCTTGAGAACTTCAGCAATTGCACCATTGGTTGTATTGACTTTCATTTGACCGATTGTTTCAGCAACAATACCAACCAAATCTACATCTGCGTCGTCAATTGACTCTTGAGACAACGGGATAGCTCCACGATATGTCTTGACCTCCCATTTAACTTCTTTAAATTGTGGTTTTGCGAGCTTAGGATTTTTTTCCAATTCTTCAACGCTAACCATTTTGTCAGTCGCACGTTGCAATACCGGCCATTTCCCTGATGCTTTTTTAGCTGGGTGGATGCTAGTAAATTGTTTCAAATCAACAACTGTCTTAACCTCACGAGCTGGTGTGTAAAGAATTTCTTCACTAGAGACAGGTTTTACATCTGTTTTCTTAACACCGTCCGTTTCAGGGGCGACTGGTGTCACCTTATTCATCGAAATAAGCACTTCATCTTTGCCTTCAAATCGTAAATCTTCATTGACTACTTTTCCTTTTGATCGAATAAATTCATTAACGCTTTCGCGGTATGTTTTAGTTTCTTGTGGCACTTCTTTTCCTCCAGTATTTTCTGCACCGCCTTTTTCAATGCTAGCTTCATACAATTTCAAGTCATTTTCTGCTTCTACTAGGTTCGCTTTAGCTTCTTCTATTTCTGCTTTAATTGAGCGAGCAGTTTCAAGGTCATCTGATTCCAAAGCATTTTTTACTTCTGCTGTTTTAGTAGCAATTGTTTGGTTTAAGTCAGCGATAGTCGCTTTAATTTCTTTAATTTTTTCTTCGAACATAAATTCCTCCAATAAAAAAAGAGCCTATAGCCCTTGTAAAATTTCTTCTTTTTCGATTTCTAGCAACATGTTGCTAATCTCTTTTTTACGTTTATTACGTCTAGCGTAATAATCATCAATTACTGCTTGTGGCAACATCGAATTATCAATGCTAGCAACTGCTTCAAAAGACATCACTTCGTCCGCAAAACCTTTTTCTACGGCATCTTGAGCGGACATAAACGTTTCATTTCGCATCAAATCCATGATTTCATCTTCCGATAACCCTGTTTTTGCGACATAGGCATTCACGATAGCTTTATCACTTGATTTTAAGGCGTTAGAAGCTTTGTCTAGATCATCACTATTACCAGACACCCAATTAAAAAGTGCTTTGTGCACCATCATCTGAGCTGTCGGACTCATAACAACCTTATCAGCTCCCATAACAGCCACTGATGCTGCACTTGCAGCCATACCAGTGATTTCTGCGGTTACTTTTCCTTTATAATTTCGCAAAGCCGTATAGATTTCACTTCCAACAGTGACTAGGCCACCGTTTGAATTAACTTCTAAAACAATATCGCTATTATCTTTAGGAAATTGTTCAACAATGCTTTTAGCGCTGACCGCTTCCATACCGTAATAGTCGTAAACTTCTTGAGAGTTATTTGAAATTAGTGGCCCTTTAAGATTTATCCTCTTTGGCATTTACCTCACCTCCTTTCCCTTTGATACCAACCTTGTCTTGATATTCTTCTTTCTTATCCAAGAACACATAATTTAGGCTCGACTGGTACCTATCCATATTAGGATCTGTAGATTTTTGCTTACCAAGTTCGACTAGACCTTGGTTAGGTGTCAGGATTTGGTTGTTAACCAATTTGACAATCTCATCAACATTACGACCTGTGACACTTCGTGTGTCGAATTCGATATGATAGAGACGTCTGTCATTGTCGTTTAGTGTTTTAAGCCCTAATTCGCTTGTAATCGCGTCAAAATAAAAAGGCAAGTCGTTTGTGACATAGTCCTCCATCAATTGTGCAACGGATTGGTTAGGACTATTAACACCTAATTTGTAACTTGGTACTCGTAAAGCCTTGGCAATCTGAGCGGTTGAAAAATTGTTACTCGTGATTAATTGCAAAACGTTAGTATCAATTTCTAGCGGTGTATATTCCATTGTGCTATCAAATACTAGCGGACTTCCACCAACAGAACCTTCTCGCATTTTTTCAAAGTCTTGTCGCGCTCTTTGGCGTGCTTCTCCACTTAATTGAGCGCCCTTCATGGTTAGAATACCACTCGAAAAACCATCTTTGAAGAACTTAATTAAGGTATTGATACCGCCCGTTTGCAAATCAATCTCGTCTCCTAACGACAATAGCGGAGACCTGCCAAGGATTGTATCGTGACTAAAAAACTTCCAGTGTACAACGTCATGAGCAAAGCATTTAACCTGTTTCGCTGTTAACGTATCAGTAAAAGTGTAGATGATTTCGTGACTATCCGTTTCCTCAACTGTTGTTTCAGATGGTCTATAAAACTGAAATTGCAGTGCTTGACCTGTTTTGGGATTGCGCAGAATTCGGGAAAAGGAGTTGCCGGTCAAAATGGCATTGACTGCCATAGCAAATTTCCAAGTCCTAGCACTCGCATTATTTGTGGATTTAACATTTAAAAGATAATTAATATCCTCATCGTGGATAATATCTCCATTAACGTCCTTTTTAACAAGCGGAAATCTAGCAATATCCCCAGCTATAATAGACGTCGCTGTTAAAATATCGCTATTCTTCAAAGCCGATACTCCTAAGTATTTTTGGGAGACATCACCAGCTAAAACAGATGATATATAGTCATCGTAGGACACCTTTGAACTTCCCAAAGGTTGAAAAAAACTCATAGATTTATCGCCTCCTTTCTAAACCATTAACATCTATTTCCCCCCACTTCCGTTTGTAGTTTTTCTTAATATAGTCAACCGTGTCACCAATTGCCTTGATAACTGATTGGTTATCTAGCGCCGCTGATTTAACTGCCGCAAGCTCGTTATTTGTTGCCGTAACGTTCTGTTGAACGATTGATTTTAGCTCCATGATTTGCTTATTTTGATTCCTGAGCGCTTCTGCTTGCATAGCATTTTCTGCGACCAGCATCACAACTGCTGTTTCCAATTTACGTTTTTTCTTAATGCGTTTATTCATTTTCTTCCTCCTATGCTATCTACGTAGATAGCCAAAATAATTAATATAAGGCCGCTTGCGATAAAACCAACTTTATCACCAAACAAAAAAAGACCGTGTATTAACAGCCCTAATCCAACTAACAAGATTAATGTATGTATGTTTTTTAAAATAAAACCAATCAAAATAGCGTCTCTCCTCCTAAAATCTTTTCGCTTGTCCAGTAGCCAGAACCATCAAATGGCTCTAGGTAACAAACTGCATACCCGTCTAAAGCTGCGTCCAGCGGATCAATCTTATTACTATTCTTATTCTTATCAATCCTCATGCCATTATTATCAGTCTTGATATAGGCGTTGTTTACAGCCATGGTCAGCAAAGGGTTCCCAGAGTGCTTTATTTTGCCTTTTTTGAGGTCGTCACGGAATTGTTTTGTCGGCATGTTCAAAACCATCGTCGTCTGACTAACCTCAATCAGAGGCCATTCTGGGTGCCTTTTTTCAATCATTGTAAGTAATGTTCCAAATTGATAAGGATCAAAACAAATTCCATTAACTTCCCAGTCGTTTGAGTAGACCATCTCTTCAATTTTTTCTAGGACACGCTCATCATCAATAACCCCGCTTTCAAGTGTTGTTATCTCACAATAACCTTGACGTTCCAGATTGCTATAGGAGACGCCATCTCGTTTTTCCTTGGCTGTTAACCCATATTTGGTAGCAACAAAAGAAAAGCTATCAAGATACCAGTAGTCATCCATCATAATAACTGGTGTGATAGCAAATAAGTCACTCACACGCCCAACATCAACCCCTAACCAAACCCTGCGTTTTGTGGTGTCTGGTTTATCAATCTGAGCAAGTTCCCAAGTTGTTTTATCAATGTACGATTCTTCGCTTGATTGACGCCACATATTAAAGTTTTTAATCAGGACTTTATTAATTTCCCCTGTTTCGAGAGATACTCGTCTACGAGTTCGTAAATAGTCCATAATCTTATCATGTAAAGTTTTAACCTCAAGGATTGGATTTGATTTTATCCAGTTTGATTCATCCTTAATTTCCTCTTCATTATCTTGTTCTGCGACATATCCAAAATAGCCATCATCTACAATTTCTTCGTCTAAAATTTTTGTGATGTATGGATACTCAATAGTGTGCATAGGGACGTTTAAGTCCATACCTGCCGTTGATATGATTAGTATAAAAGGATTATCAAGCTGACCTTGACCAGATTCTAAAAGCTCTAGCATTTCATTGGTCTTTGATGCTGCGAACTCATCTAAGACACCGACATAAGGCTCAAATCCATCGACAGCCCCAGTATCTCGACTAAGCGCTCTGATGTATGATTCATCATGTAGGTTTTTAAGCTCATCGCGGACGATTTTCGTAGCTTTTCTGACATCGGTGTCCTTACCTCTTAAGGCGTCCAATTGTTTTTTAGCCATATCCCATGCTATCTTTGCCTGCGTTCTATCGTTTGCAGTACAAAATAACTGACGGCTCATGGCAGGGTTATGTCCGAACAAAAACTCATAAAGCAAGATACCAGCTATCAAAATGGTTTTCCCGTTTTTACGAGCAACAGAAATCATGGCTTTTCTAAAACGCCTCAAGGAATGATCTGTTTTCTTTCGCCATCCATACAAATTCCCGATAATAAACTTTTGGAACATCGCCAACGGGTAAGGTTTCCCCGTTTTTACATCTGGCAAAATCTCAATAAAGTTAATTGGATCAGCTGCTTTTTTCGGTAAATAGACAAACTTAAAATCTTCATCATCTATTCTTTTGAGGTCATTCAAATGTCTTAAACAAGCTTTAAATACTTTCTTACTTGCTTTAATTTATTCATCAACGACCATTTTTGCATAATAAAAAGCGTCATCTTTATAGATATCGCTGATTGCTGAATAATCGTATTCCACTTTTATCACCTACAACCTATGCAGAATGATTGACCTATCGCTTGCTTACAATACCGACCAGCTTCTTTGCTAATATACTCCACTAAAAAACCATTATCCCACGGATTGTTTTGGGCGTCATCTGAATCATACTTAACAATTAATTTAGTGATACCATTTATTTCCTCACCGTCGATTTCGACAATTAGAAACTTACCATTTTCTACCAGCTTAACGGAAAATTCTTTAACTCGTTCCACTTTTAACCTCCAAATTTATCAAATATACTCTTGGGTTTTTCCTCTTCTTTAGGAATAAACATTTTCATACGACTATCTACAGTCAAGCCAAGTTGGCTTGCGCTACTTCTGATGTTCGCAGCGGCTTTTTCCAACGTTAAAATAAGAGGGCTTGGTATCAATCCTTTATCTGGATCATTCGTAAAATAACCAACCTCATCTAGTTTTCTACTTGTTTCTTTGTAGATAGCATACCATGTGCAATATAACTCTAATAGTCCTCTATCGAGATTTCTTAGGGGTAGGTTTTGGAGGTCTTCTATGATTCTCCTATACTCGTACTTAGCAACATTATTAAAATGCTCAGGAGGTGTCTTTTGTAACTTTTTAAGACCATCAGAAGCCTTATTTTGCGCGGTTTCTCTCGTTATTTTTTCTTCTTTTGTAAGATGTTTTTTTGTCGTTTCAACTAGCTTTAAATTTCTTCCCATAAGACCTCCTTTACACGAATATTGACAGTTTAAAAATTTCAAAAAGGGAATTTTTTGCACGGAAAAGGGCGCGTTCTTAAGTTTCCGAACAATATAGCCCCGTTTAAAAATAGGTGGGGGAGTTTCCGAATGTTTGTGCCGTATATCGTTTTTTTATAGCCATTTATTCGCTATAGCTTTTACGTCTTTCTCGTATCGCTTTACTATCGTTACAAGCTTTACAGCTTGCTTGCAAGTTGTTCCAATCTAATCTCTTGTTCCAATCTCTCTTAACTGAGACAATGTGGTCAGTCATAGTCGCTTCTCCGCCACACATAGCACAAACATAATCGTTTTGTAACAAGACTTGCTTACTTGTCTCTCTCCATATCTTGGAGTTGTAGAACTGTTTGACTTGCTTATCATACTTCCAGCGATTACGATTGTAGTCACGATACTCTGCTGATCTATCATCGTAGTCAACTGTTGTACGCCTACCTCCAGCGATGGTTAGCTTCTGTGGCCTCATACCCTAACCTCGCCAGTTAGCCTACTGTACGGATATTTATTTGGTCTCATTTGTTTATCTCCTTATTTTTGCGTATTTTATGCGTATTTCACTTGACAATTATTTATTTTATGTGTATAATATAAGTATAGAAAGCGAGGTAAGCAATATGCCAAGAACCGCAAGAGAAATCATCAAACTCTTGAAAAAGAACGGCTTTGTAAAAGTCAGTCAAAACGGTAGCCATGCAAAGTACAAAAACTTCGAAACAGGCAATATCACAATCGTACCCATGCACAAAGGTGATATGCCAAAAGGCACCGAAGACGATATTCTCAAGAAGGCAGAGCTGAAATAAGCTCTGACCATCTTGGTTATTGTTTACCTAGAAAGGAAAAACTATGTTAATCTATCCAGCTGTTTTTACACACGACAACGAAACTAATTCAATTGGCGTTCGTTTTCCAGATGTTCCTGAAGCTATTACTTTCGGCAACGACTTAGAGCACGCCTATGAAATGGCTGTCGAGGTCTTAGGTTTTGCCCTTGAAGACTATACTGACTATCCAAAAGCCAGCTCCGTTTCCGATTTGAAAGAACAGTATCGTGATTCTGATATTGCTTTAATTGGCATTGATATGATTGCCTATATGAAAAAATATCACTCCAAAAAAGTCCGCAAAAACGTGACTATCCCTGAATGGTTAAACGACGCAGCAGAAGATAAAAACCTCAACTTTTCTCAAGTCCTTACTGAAGCGCTTGAATTAAAATTACAAGCATAAGAGCCACTGTTGTGGTTCTTTTTGCATAATAAAAGGGCAAGACACTATTTGCCTTACCTTTAAACTCATACTATCAATTTATCATCAAAAAGATGACAATTCCATACATTTTTGTGTCACATTCCTATTTTTTTGGAAAATATTTCTAGAATCCGCTCTCTTTTGCGGTAAATAGACTTACGCGACAGATGTCTTGTATAGGCAATTTCTTCCCAAGTGTTACTTGAACCGACGCCCCACCTAAGATTAAAAATATCAGTTAGTTCTTCATCCAAAAGATTTAGCGTTGCAATAACTGCATCTTTGAAATTGGATAGACCCTTTAGTTCCCTATCTGAATCCCACCTTGCAACCACATCCTCAGTAACTTTTGAAACAAAATTTGCTCTTCCTCCACCGATATTTTTATCTACTTCTGTATTCATATCAGTTTGTAGCTCAAGTTTTCGAAGTGCAATCTTGTTATCAATAAAACGATAATCAAACAACCATTCATCAAAAGCCTTTAGCTGTGCATTAGATAATCTACTCATCCCGTTACCTCTTCCGCAAACTGCCACGCCCAATCAAAATCTTTTCGGATTTCTCGTTCCGTTAAGCGCATGTAATCTGTAAAATTATTAGATGAGTAAGTTGCAACAATTCTTACTTTTCCTTCAACCCATTTTTCAAGTCTCAAAGCTATTTGCTTAGCATTCGGATTAGGTATCTCCACCGTATACAGCTTTTCTTTTTTGATTGTGTATCCGAATTGATGCATGTTAACTAACGTCTGGATAGGCTTAAATACGCTAAAATTCATAAAAACGAAAAAATCATCTTTTTCTTGATTGTCCCATTCGGCTATATATTCCCAAATGTAATATTCCAAATTATCTTTATGTTTCTCATACCAATCCGCCACATACTGCGGTACTTCTGGTTTTAGCGAATCCTTTGCTTGTAATACGCCTTGCTTGTGGCCAAGATAATAGCTAATGTCGTTCTCAATACCAAATTCCTTAAAAATACCTTTAATCCAGACGGCTCTGTCGTGCTCTGGTAGTTCTCGCATTTTAGCAATAATATTTTTAAGATATTTAGGTGACTGCCCTGCGTATCCGTCTGGTTTTATTTTTGTTCGCTCAAGATCATAAAAGGCGTCAACACCAGCATGATTTACATGTACTCCACCATTTGAAAAGGACGAATTGATAATACCTTCAACCCACACTTTATCGCCTATTTTCGCTTCTTTAATGTTCATTTTTGCATCTCCTCTAATACTTTTAAAAAACACTGCTCAGCAATGACTTGATCACTGCCTTGCCATAAGTCGCCTGTCACTTTTGTGATAATGTCACTGATGTTTTTCTGCGCACGATCCAGACGTTTAGCGATACGATTGCGATCAATTTGTTTTTTTGCTTTGAGTAAGTCCTGGATTAATCCATTTCTCTCAGCTACCCACGACCGCATGTCTTGGCACATATCGTATCTGTCACCGCAATGTCTGATGTGACATATAGTATCGATTACTTTTTCGTTAGTGTTCATTTTGTACCTCGCTTAAAATTCAATGCACTCATCCAAAACGGATTATCTTCTGCAAGCTCTATTAACAGATCTACATCTACAATTTCTCTTTCAACAAGTTCATCAAGTATTTCCTCTTTTGCTAATGCTCTGTTTGCATAGTCGATTGGTAAAGTCATCATTCCAGTTTTATTTTCAGCCATTATCCTACCCTCATTTTCGTTAACTCAATCCTCTAAATTTTCTTCTCGACAAATTCGCACTGCAAACTTATATTTTTTGTCTGGCGATGGTAATGTTATCGTCTAAAAACGCTTTAATTGACGGCTCCATTTGTTTGTAAAAATCATCTACTAGTGTCATTGACTATGTTTAAGGCATCTTCCACTGACCGAGCCACTCCTACAAGCGCTCCTCTAGATGCCATGACCTCCATAAATTTTTTCTGTTCTGGTCTTATCCGACCTGTTTCATTTTTAACTTCGATAAAAAATATTTGTCCGTTTGGTTTAAATCCAAACAAATCACAAAAACCTTTTGGTAAACCTGTATCAAAAAATCTACCATCTGCTGTTTTCAACTTTCCGACATTTGCTCGAAATACCATATGCCCCGCTTGTGATAATTCCATTCGGATAAGGTTTTGGATATCATGTTCTGATAGTGACGTAGCTGACTTTTCGTTTCGCTGATTCAATCGTTAATTCAAACTCCTCTCTCGTAAATACGTCTCTGCCTTTAACCGTCCCAATAATTGATGTTAAATCATCAATATCGATACCATTTTCAAACGCCCAACACGCTCCTTTAAACAAATCATTATTCCTGTTATATGATGTTCCAGTTGCTACACGTTCATAAGCCTCTCGGCCTTCGTGACTTCCGTTTGATGTATATGTGACAGAACCTCCAAAATAGGTTGTTATACCTTCTTGTTTTGGTTTAAATGCTTCCTCTTCAAATTTTCCATCATAATAAGGTAATGTTTTAACTGCTTGTAAAACTTCACGTCCGTCAGATGGGAATATTTTGACAAAATTATTATCATTCGCTTTTATGTCAACACCAGGCATTACTCCTATTTTTTGCGTGTAATTAATACCATCGCGTTTTTTAAAGAGTATGTGCATACCACCACTTGCAGTTAATTCTGCGAATGTATTTTTAAAATTACTAATTAATTCGTTTTTATACTCATGCCTAATAATTGACGAATAACCATCTAGTCCATTGTCATACTTATCAGTCGATAATACAGATAATAAATCAATCCCCATCTTTTTTATCATTATGTATAACTCTTTAGCTAACTTCTCGTCCATGTCATGAGTATCAATATCAATACACCAAATGCCACGCATTAATAAAGCATAATCACAATTAAACCAGTTTGTATTTTTGATCACTTCTTCCGTTATTTGGATATCTTTAAACTTAATCATTGGCGTTCCAGTATCTTTTCTAAGCGGTATAACCTGATATCCTTTTTTTAAGAATGAAAGTGCTGTTGTGTGGTACATAAGGTAACGCACCCCCTTTTTTACTACGTAACCTCTAAAACGTTGATATAGATAGCATTAGAGAAGGATGGTTACGCAGTAACGCAAAATCACCCTACCCTACCCCTATATATAAATAAATAATTAATAAATCATTAATTAGACTTATTGTTTGTTACTGCGTAACCTTTCTTAAATAAATGCTGAAATCGATTGGTACTAAAGAGATTGAGTAGGTTACGCAACATGGAAAATTCTGCGTAACTTTGCGTGACCATGCGTTACCTTTTTAAAGGATATATTTATCAAAACGTGTTTTATTTTCGATTTCATACCCTCTGACTGTTTTCCCGTTAACTTTCTTCGACCTGCTACGTACACCAATTTCAGATATGGCTTTACTTAATGCATGATTGCTTTTTCCGTAAACTTGTAATGATAAGTCAATAACTTCTTTGTTATCAGTTCGCTGTACAAAATCAACTTCTTGTAATGCATTTATTAAAGCAACTTGAAATTCGTCTAAATCGATATCATTAAATACTTCAACATCTTTCCATTGATACCATTTACCAATTTTTTGGAAACGCTCGAGTGAATTTAGCAGAAAACCGATACATCCATCGATTTTTGGATTTTTATCACGATCAGTAAATGCTAGCCAATATTTCCTGAATATGCTCTCTCTTTCATAATCAGTTTCAGTTTTTGGCCTATCTTTAAACTGAATTAAAACCTTTCGTCCATTCATTTCATCCGACAGCGCAACAGTACGGTTGGTGTCAATACACAGAACACTCGTTAAATTAACCATTGACTGATTTTGCCCAATTGCTCGTGCAACGTGTGTTTTCTCTGTTGCAATAATTTTAAGTACACGCTCCATTGCATTGCCTTGAATATCTCCCTGTTCCGTCGCTAGAGCCATTTCTCCACCCGAGAACATCGCCCACGCCTGTAACGCTTCAAATCCATTACTTTTTAATGTATCTAGCTCAACATCAATCTTATTGAATAGACCAGATAAAGCTATATGCCTTAACCCTTTACCAGTCCTTACTCCAGATTTTGAGATGAAGAAGTTGGTTTTAGGTCTAACACCACACGCTACTTGGGCGATAAAATAAGATTGTAGTATTGCATTGTTTAACGAATTGCTATCTGCAATAACGTACTCAAGATATTCTTCTGCAATAGACTTACTGTTTATTGCTGTTTTGTAGTCTACTTCGTAATACTTAAAATAAGATACGTTTTGCAAAGGCGGTTGGTTAATGATTTCAGAATTTTCAAGGTCGATTATGAAATCCTTGCAAGCAATCTGATATGGTTCAATATAATTGATTGGTTGGATGTTTAATGTTTTGTGGATACCTTGTAGTATCTCTAAAATGTGACCAGAGTCTTTGAAACCATACTTAGTCTGAAGTGTAAAATCATCAATCAATTTAAATTGCTTATATCGAATGTCATAAAGTTTATTCTCAAAAAACGTGTAAGCACCTAGAATGTAGTCGATAACTAGTTTTGCAAATGGTGGAAAATTATTTTCAACGGAGTATGTGAGATATTCATTGCCTTGTTTATCAGTCTTTAGAATTGTATCTCCAAATAAAAAGCGATAAGTTTTTCGTCCATCTGACACAAAATACATGACATCTTCATCTTTAACCATTTCTGAATAAAACAGTTTGTGGATATACCCATTGTGATCAATTGGGACAATTTTAAATAAGTGTTTTCGTAATTCAGCTTTAAGCACTGACTCGCCGAAGATTGGGTCTCCCCAATCGGTTTCGGTTGTCAATTTTGATAAAGCTTCAATAAATTCATTTGATGTCATTTATCCCCCAGTCTAAATTAGAACGGTAGATCGTCTTCTTCAATCTCCGCTTGTGTAAATCCAGTTGCTTTTTCTTTCCATACGTGGAAGCTGGTAGGCACATCGCTTTGATTTGCGTAACGAACTTTCGGGTATTTATTTCCGTTATATTCGTCAAGTTTAACGGTTACTTTTGCAGTGCGTCCTTTGAAGTCGTTTAAAAACGCTTCAAAACTATCGTAGTGTTGCCCCTCTTTGATACCAAGTGCTTTTGCTTTACCCATTAAGATGCCGATATGATACTTCCCAGTTTGTGAGTTGGGATATTGCTCATCCCATAAGTGGTAGTTTTGCATTTCTTGCTTGATATCGTTTCGAACAACGTAGTCAATAACAACACGTTTTTTGCCGTTACGTTCATTTACTGCTTCATATGCATCATAGACAATCATTTCGTATGGTTGTTCTTTGAATTCTGCGTGTTCTTTAACTTCTGAAAAATCTGTTGTAAATCCTGCCATGTTTTTATCCTCTTAATTTCTTTTTTAGCCAATTGTAGGCGCTATATATTTCTTTTTCTGACTTGCCTGTTACTTCGGCAAGTTCATTAACGTTTGTTTCTACCCAATCAGTTTTTAAGTAGAAATAGATAAGTTTATATAATGGTTTTCCTTTACCAGCGTCTTTAACTCTAGCTTGGGCAATTTCCCAGTTTGTTTTTAAATCTTTACCAAACTTCTTATTAGCAAGTTGTTTGATTCTAAACCGCTCACGTTTTATGAGTTCAAGTTCTGCCTCTATGCGTTCTTTCTCTTGTTTTTCTTTCAATCCAAAATCATGATTGCATAATTCACAGAGCTGTTGACTAAGTGGCCACAAAGCCGAACACACAGGACATTCTTTTGCGTGTACCGTGTTAGTTTTATTCGACTTCTTCTTCCACCCTCCTCGGAAATAATTCTCCCAATGATGCGGTGTGTCAGGTAAGCCGTGAATATTCCAGTTTCCTACGTGATCTAAAATGATGGCTTTTTTATTAGGTTGATATCTCATCGACCGCATAGATTGTTGCAAAAATAATACCAATGATTTTGTAGGTCTACAAAGAATAGTTACTGTACAATCTGGGACATCGAAACCTTCTGATATCAAATCAACGTTACAGATAACTTGTATCTTACCGTCACGGAAATCTTTCATGATTTTATCTCGTTTGGCTTTAGGCGTTTTTGCATCTGCGTGTATTGCATTAATTCCCATAGATTGGAATTCTTTAGCAAATGCCTGCGATGCTTCTACCGAGTGAGCGTATAAAATAGCTTTCTGACCGTTCGCTTTTTTTATATATTCTTGAACTACATCACCAAAAATCTTTTTACCAAATGATTCGTCAATCGATTTATTGGAGTAATCTCCGTTTTGTACTTTTAATTTCGCAGTATCAATTGATAGAACACTGTAATAATCATATGGTGCAAGTTTATTATTATTGATAAGCCACTCGACCGTTTTACCAAGAACCATAACATCGTAAGTGTCTGTAAAACCGTCGCCTGATAGACGCCAAGGTGTGGCAGTAAAACCAATCCTCGGCACGTCTGAAAAGTATTCATAGATTATTTGGTAGGTATTAGCTTTCCCATGATGACCCTCGTCTGTGATAATTAAGGTTGGTTTTGTTAATTTATCCAAGCGGTTTTTAGCTTTACCAACTGTCATTAAATCCACTTTATTCATGTCAATTCCATGGAATTTAAAACTATTAGTGATTTGGTCAATTAATTCTTTGCGATGGACCAAGAATAAAACGTGTCCGTTTTTTTGAGTCGCTGACTTAGCAATATCAGAAATGACTACTGACTTACCACTTCCAGGTGGACTAACAATCATCACATTATGCTTTAAAATATGTCTTCTTGCCTCATTTATAAGTTCTGTTTGATATTCGTGTAAATGGTATACCGTTACGCATCACTCCCTTCGAAATTAAACAACTCTTCAGCCTTACAAACGGTCCTATTATCAAGCCTATTTTTTGCATATAGTCCGTCGCTGCCCTGCAACAAAATTCCATGCCCGCCCGTTTTTGGATTTACTTGAATACGTCCGACAATATCGGTTAAACCTAGCGTTTGGCTTAGGACTTGTTTGCGGATATCTGGGACGTATTGCGTGATAATTTGTCCGCTCTCGAGCGTTAAATCTTGCGTTGATTCCCAAGCAGTCACAAAAATATTAATAGGTTGGCTGTAAATGGTAGTCAATACTCGTAAATAGTAATTGGTCCACATGTTGTATTGTTGCAATTCGTTTGTGATTCCATTTTTGGATTTACGACCTTGTTCGATAAACCAGTCTGATTGCCAACTTGTTATATTATCAATGACTAAATTGTCATATTCTTTGATAAGTTCTGGTAGTTCTGTCAAGAATTCGGTCATAAAGTCGCTAGGGTGCGTCCTGTCAAATTGGATAATATCAATGTTTTCGTTTCCGGCAATCGTTTTAGACGAATGGTCCATGTCTAAAATCAGTGTCTTGCCTTTTAAATAATTAGTTAAGTAAGTTTTCCCGTTTCCGGGTTTACCATAGATTAATATGCGCCAATTATGGGTTTTTGTAATTTCTGTCGCTTTAGTAATCTTCAATGTCTAATCCCTCCAAAAAGTTCGGTAAATTTATCATCGTAATCAATCATTTTTCTAATATCTTCTTCTTTCCCAATTATTAATTCTTTAAAAATAGGAGTATCAAAAATGTCTTCGTATTTTTTTAAAACATCATCAATTGCCTTGTACATATCGGCTTTAAATTCTTCTTTGAGTGGTGATTCTTTTAACATTAATCTTGTATCAAACATGCCACCGCGTCGATCTTCAAACTCAAATTCAACAGATGGTTTACCTTTTTTGTTTACATAAATTCTCATTTTCTATCCAAGTCCATTTCTATCGCTTCGAGTGTGCTATTAATATCTGTAAGGGACCATCCTTGGTAAATAGCTAAAGATATCTTATGTACTTTTTTATCATCAAATTCAGGCCATTTTTCTTTGACACATTCTTCAATAGTATCAATTAGTTTAATCTGACCATTGATATACTTTTTCATACCTTCCATTAAATTTCTCCTAAAATCTGATTGATTGTTTTAGCGTTCATACGAATTTGTTCGCTTGACGTTTCATGTCGATTAGCTGATAGTAACTGTTCAATCAATTCTCTTCTAATTTCACTTTTCCATTCATTAATAAGCGATAATTCATCTTCAATGTTTAGATAAGTTACACGACCTTCTTCGTCTTTAATACAGTAGCCACGCTTAGCATCTCTCCAAATATATTGTTTAACTGTATTTTCCGTAAATCCAAGCTTTTCTGAGGCTTGCCGTTGAGTTGATTCAGGATTTTCTTTAAAAAAATCACGCATGATTTCAATTTTTGTTTTCATTTAAAATGACCTCCATATCCTCTAAATACTTGCTATCATCACCATTTGTGCGGTAGTTTCGCATGGCTATCAATATCTGATTAAGCTTGTCGTCCATACTGTTTCCTCATATAGGCATCAAATTCGGCCCACTGCTTTTCAGATGATGCTCTAAGCGTGTCGTGCTTAATCGGTTCCTGTTTTTTTGGTTTTGCAAAAATAAAATCTAATAATTTCATGTTGTTTCTCCTTTTTCATATCCACTGGTCCGTAAAAATCTATTAACATCTGCTAGGTCATATAGTACTTTCCCGTTTTCTGATGACCTTTTAAAGTTAAATTTCCCTTGTTCTCTCCACTGGGTCAATTTAGTTCGCCCCCATCCAGTTTCTTTTTCTAGCCGCTTCATGGTTATCCATTCAATAGACTTGGCGTTTTTGGTCTGCGCTATTTTTATCGCTTCCATATTTAGAGCGATTAAATCTTCAAGCAGTTTTTTTCTAAACTCAGGTCCAAATATTTCAATGGCCATAGTTTTTCCCTCTCTCTTATGTTATAATTAAGTAAATTAAAATTTGTTTTGAGTCCGTTTCCCGTCGGACTTTTTTTGTTATCTAAATTCGTCTAAGCTGACGCCCAAGACATCGGCAATTTTAACGACATCATCAAATTTCAATGATTTTTTTCTTCCTTTCTTTAGATCAATCAAGCAATTTTGGTTCAATCCAGCCTTTTGTGACAGTTCATATTTGGTCATTTTTTTCTCAATTAATAGAGCTTCGATTTTACCCCACATAATTCCTCCTAAGCACAACATGTAGTTGTTGATAACTTTTTATATACAATATATTGATTTTTCAATATAGTCTTGATATAATATTCGTATGATTCAACAAGATCTCTCGAGAGACCTCTACTCTTCTAATCTTGTTTAGTCAAATAAGCAAGAAAGGAGATTAATTATGGATACAAAAGAATTTATGAAAGTTGTCTCAAAACATATCAACCAAAATTTCAATGTTGACAACCAATTAGTTGAATTTGTCGTTGCGGAACTTAATCAAATGAATGCACCTATTACACAAAAGCAAGCTCAGCATATCGTTAATATTTTGGAGTATGTCTCTAAGTCAACCTCTAAATCTACTATCGCAGCTATGACAAATGCATTGTTAGAGCTTGGCGTACTTAAGGGAGATTGATGCAATCAACTTTACCGGTTTTTATCAGTTCAGGGTCTATCTTATGATAGGCTCTCTTTTTCTCTCCGCTATACGGATATCGTTTTGGTCTCATGTGCTTCCTTTCTGTTGTATAATGTAGTTATCCTATTAGGAAGGAGGGTAACTAAATGAATTTAGAAGAATTAACTCCTCTATTGAATAGTATTGATGATTTTGAAACTGTTATTTTACATAGTCTTGTCGGAGACTTTGTTATTGATCATTGGATTGAGCCTAATCGCAAAAATGAAACTCTCATTTTCATGCACAATGACCAAACAACAGAATTAAAATTATCAGCTATTCTCGGAACTTCCACTATTCCTAAGTCCCTCTAGCAAATTGCGGACTTTTTCGGAACGTTTGCCTGCATATTTTGATTTTCCGAGTCTCCAACTTAGTAGGCGATGTTCCTCTTCTGATAAGTAACCTGCTCTTTGTAGCAGGTTTTTTGCTATCTTCCATGGAATCACTACATCTACTTCATCCATGTTTATTACCATTTCTTCAAGTTCTTCTAGTTTATTTTCTATTTCGTTCATATGTGTCCTTTCTATTTTGGTATAATTAAAATAAAAACGATTGGAAGAATAAAAATGGAATTATTTAATACAATTATCGGCGTCATTGCGCTAATTGTTGCTATGATTGCTCTTGTTCACTCTATCTACTACAACATGGTTAAGATAAAATTATCTGATTGTTACATTTCAAGAGTAGATAAAGGTTACGATTGGATGTATGATTTTAGTATCAGTAACTTATCGAATGTTTCAGTCATTATTAAAAAAATTGAACTTTACAACAAAGATGGAAAACTAATAAGCGATAATGGCTTCAATCCCTTTCAAAAATACGAAGCTGACATGCAGAATGAAGCTGATGATTATTATGGATTGTCAATGCCGAATTATTATATGCCATTAGATTACCAATGGGAGTCATCGCCATTTAAGTCAGATACTGAAGTATATCCATCTAGTCGAGAAAATTTCTCTTACTATTTAGATGAAAAGCCAGTTAAAATCAAAATCACAACTGATAAGCGTATTCATCAATTCCGAAAATATCAGTTATTCTTTCCCCATTTTGACAATAATAGTTAAGATAGCGATATTCGTTAATAAAATTAAGATAAGTGCTGCCGTTAGTAGCATTTTTTCTTTTCTCCTTTTATTAGTTTTGTTCCTCCTGCGTGCTATAATAAAGCTATCATTACGAAAGGAGGAAAAAAGCATGGGTCCTAATTATTTTCATGTCCAATTTAAGTTAGGCGAAAAAGTATCGTACAACACGCCTTCAGCAGAAGGAAGAGAAGTCATCCCTATCAAAGGTGCTGAAGTTACGAAAATGATTTTCGCCGATGGTAACGAATTGTTAAGCGTTATTCACAACGAAACCGTTGACGTTTACGCTAGCTTCCCAATTGTTCTTGAGTATCATTAATTCGTTATTTCTAAACCAGCAATCGCCCGCTACTGCGTTTGTTGGTTTTTCTTTTCCGTAAAAAATTCGATTTGCTTGCATAGTGTCCTTTCTAGTTTTGTTTAACACGTTAAACATTATGTTTAAAAAAATATCCAATAGGTACGTCTAAAGCGACTGCCAATTTTTGAAGAGTGCTTAGCTTAACCGTAGTAGATTTATCGGTTTCAATAAGAGATATAGTAGTTCGTGAAACTCCAGATTTATTGGCTAGCTCTTCTTGAGACATTTTCTTTTCTTCACGCAATCTTTGAATTGCAAACCTCGTCATTCCCCCACCTCCTTTCTAATTTGGAATTATCCAAAACAACATAGCTTTAAAATTTTCTGTGGTATAATTTAAATAAAATGATTGGAGAAAAATATGTTAGTAAAAGCAAAATATAGCGACTGGGGAAATGCCTATGTAAATGTATCTGTTACAGACATCTGCCCAAATTGCGGAAGAGGTATCGAACCTATAGTGAAAGATACTTCGTTCTACAAAGATGATTCTTCTCACATTCTTTTTCTAACTTTATTTTGCAATGCTTGTAAACATGCATGGGTAGACTCTTTTGACTACGATTCTGACTATGCCAGTGCATGGCCAAAGCATTGGCATCAATATAGAGAAATTCCAACTGATTTACCAAAAGAACTACAATCATTATCTGCTCAGGGTACACGGACATATATCCAAGCTATTCAAGCAGAAATAGATGGTTACGATACTCTTGTAGGAATTGGTCTAAGAAAAGCCCTCGAATTTTTCCTAAAAGACTTTCTGATTTTAACCAACCCTGACAACAAGGAAGACATACAAGAAAAGCAACTTGGGAAAGTCATCACAAACTATATTCAGGAGCCAAGCTTACTTTCTTTGGCAAGAGCGACAACTTGGTTAGGAAACGATGAAACTCATTACGTCCGCAAACACACAGACCAAGATTTACAAGACTTAAAAAAATTCTTAAAAGCCACCATTCGTTTTCTCGAATATCAACTTACCATTATTGATGCTCATGAATTTGTGAATCGTCCAAAGAAATCTTAGAATCAATTTTATCCAGCTTCTCCGCTATATAGGTCACTGTCCTCATGATTTCATTGAGGGCTGTTCTTTCTAGTTCGTTCATATCGTTCCTCCTTTCCACTCCCGCTTGGGAGTTTTTATTTTGTAATAAACCAAGTGATCAGCCAAGTGATACCACCTAGCACTAACAACGCTGGTAATACGCCACCTTCAAATTCAACGCTTGTTTTTTCCTTGCCATCACGACTAGTAAACGTGTGTTCTAGATCGCCAAACATTAGTTTTTTCCAATTCATTTTGTACCTCCTAAAAATGTTATAATCAACTTATCCTAGTGGAAAGGAGGATAAGCTAATGAAAATTTCTAATTCAAAAGATTTAGCTCTCGCTATTGTCGCTTCTTCTAGCCCTACTTTGTCTATCGAAGATAAAATCAAACTTTACGAAGACTCTGTGGAAGCTATTAAGCAACATAATTTACCTTTCGTTGAAGCCGAAAAGCAAGAACAAATCAATAATGGTAAAGTTATAGCCGAAGCTCTTGAGCGTGGCGAGTCATTGTTTGGATAAATAGTCACCAATTTCGAGGAACCCTTTAGCAAGCTCGCACCTTGTTAAGGGGTCTTCTTCGTTTGTGAAGTCTCGCAAAATTTTCATGTGCATTTCTTTTAACACTCCGATAAACTTTTCATTTCGTTCACTCATAACCTCTCCTTTCATTCTTGCGGAGATACAGCCAATGTGCTAAACTAAACTTACCCCGTTAGGGGGAGAGGGCTTCTTAGCCCTCTAATTATCCTCACCACTCTATTGAGTAGTGAATCTTAAGCTTAAACCAAAGAATCTTGATTTCGACTTCTAGTTCTTTGCGTTTAGGCTTTTTGTTTAGCCTAGATTTCATCAGCTGTACCTCCTTTCGTTTTGCTTAATCCCTTAAGCTTGATTATAGTTTAACACGTTAAACATTAATTGTCAAGCGTGTTAAACAAAAATATTGAATTATTTTTTGTTGTGTTGTATAATGTATTAAACAATCATTCTAGGAAGAGGTTTTTAACATTGAAATTAGGGGAAATAATAAAAAATTTCAGGGAAGAAAAAAAGTTATCAATGGATAGGTTTGCTGAAAAATCTGGTCTTACTAAGGGGTATATTTCAATGCTTGAAAAAAACGAGCATCCGAAATCTAAAAAACCAATTATCCCTACAGAAGAAACTTTGTTAAAAGTAGCAAAAGGGATGGGGGTTGATATTGATTTTGTTTTGAGTAAATTAGATTCCGATCAAGAAATACAGATTAATATTTCTCCTAAGAATATGTTAAATATGGATAATCCCTCCACTCCCACAAACCCCCAAGTTGAACTCATCCCATCTACCCTACAAAAAATAAACTCTACTTCTTCTCAATTAGAACACAGTAGACAGATAATTGTTTTAGATACAGCTGAGACTTTATTGGAACAACAGAAAGAAATTAAAAACAACGAAGATACTATTGCCGAATTATTTTCTTACAACTACTACGACCACGCAGCTTCAGCTGGTACAGGTCAGTATCTAAATGATGTACAAGTAGAAAAAATTGAGTTACCAGTCGATTATGACGCAGACTTTGTTATCCCTGTTTATGGTGATTCCATGGAACCGAAGTATCACTCTGGGGATTATGTATTTGTTAAGCTATCCGTAGAGCTTACAGATGGCGATATAGGCGTCTTTGAATACTATGGTGACGCTTATATCAAACAGCTACTTATAAATGACGAGGGGGCATTTCTGCACAGTTTAAATCAATGCGGTGATTATCCAGATATACCGATAGATAGAGATAGCGACTTTAGGATTATTGGTGAAGTTATGGGGAGTTATAGGGAGAGATAGGCAGGAGCAGAAATGGATAGTAAAGCATTGAATAAACAAAATTTAAGCCGTAGCAAGAAAATTCTGTTGAATATCTCTGATAATCCGAAAAATCCCAAATTTTACAAATTATCAAGACAAGAACTCGAGCGCGCTAAAATTTTTAAAACAGAAAACTTAATTAAATCTCAAAAATATCAGAGATACAAACGAGGAACTATCGTCTTTATTCATTTTGGAGTAAATATCGGCAATGAATTTTCCGATTCGCACTTTGGGATTGTGCTGAATAAAAAAGATCATCCCAATAACGGAAAGCTAACTATCTTACCGCTAACATCAAAAAACTCTAAAGAGAGTCTGTCAATTAACAAAGAGATTTTTACGAGCATAATGGATGATGCCGAAAAAACAGTTCAAACAGTTCAAAATGTGCTAAACCTAACAACTGAAGTAGAACGGATACACCACTCGTTACCAGTTCCCCCAGCGTTTTTTCAGATTAAAAAAGAAAATAAATATCATGATATATGGATGAAATATTACAATAGGCATGACCCTAAAGGGATTCATGTGCCCGTAGCAAACATTACCGTCCGAAAATGGATACAATCAGACTTAGACAAAATTAACTTCCTCAAAAAAAGATATGCAAATTATGACAAGGTGTCCTACGCCAAGCTGGACTCAATCACTTCTGTCAGTAAACTAAAAATCGCTAAACCAATTAACGATCTTGACCCTGTCGGAAAAATAACATTGTCTAAAGAAATCATGGACAACATTGATAAAGCTCTCGCAAGGCAGTTATTATCTGGCCAGTGGGGAAAACTTGACAATTAAATATCACTATGTTAGAATTAAGGTGTAATCTTGGTAGCCTCGCTACCACTGAAACATTATTTTGGAGTGTCCAACTCCACTGTGAGCGCCTGTTTTCGAATAAGCGCTCTTTTTTGTTTTAGAAAAATAAAAAAGCCCCACGCTCTCAAAGTTTGGCGACTCTGAGCGTGAGGCAAGACAGTATAAGAAACAACCATTAAAAAGGTCATTTTCTTGTACCTATTTTATCAAATTGAAAGATGGTATGCAATGAAAATTAAATCATATAAAAAGGAAAATGGTGAAACTGCTTATAAATTTCTTTTGTATGCCGGTTATGTTAATGGAAAGAGAAAATATATTAGGCGAGAAGGTTTCAAAACTAAGCAGGCTGCAAGGGAAACCTTAATTAGTTTACAAGCTGAACTTGATAAACCTAAATCAAGTATGACATTTGGAGCATTGACAGATCAATGGCTAAAGGAATATGAAAAAACCGTTCAGGGCAGTACCTACTTAAAAACAGAAAGAAATATTAATAAACATATTTTGCCAAAACTTGATAAAGTGAAGATTGGAGACATCAATCCACTACTTATCCAGCGGCTTACTGAAGAATGGTGCAACGATTTAAAATATGGAGGAAAAATTCTTGGGCTTGTTAGGAATATCTTAAATCTAGCTGTTAGATACGGATATATCAATAACAATCCAGCTTTGCCAATTACACCTCCAAAAATAAAAAGGAAAAGAAAAATGAATAATAATTTTTATACACTTGATCAACTTAAACAATTCCTTGAACTAGTTGAAAAAACTGACAACATTGAAAAAATAGCCTTGTTTAGATTATTAGCATTTACTGGAATACGAAAAGGGGAGCTTCTGGCACTAACTTGGGATGATTTGAATGGTAATACTCTATCAATTAATAAAGCTGTCACACGTACTCAAGTTGGACTAGAAATAGATGTTACGAAGACAAAATCAAGCGATAGATTAATCAGCTTAGATGATGAAACTTTGGAAATTTTACAAGAACTTCATGAAACTTTTCCTACTTCTACTCTTATGTTCCAATCTAAATCAGGTGGAATTATGACGCCAAGTTTACCACGAAAATGGCTATTGCAAATTATCAAAGGGACAAACTTACCACAAATCACAATTCATGGTTTCAGGCACACTCATGCAAGCTTACTTTTCGAATCAGGTCTATCCTTGAAACAGGTGCAACATAGATTAGGGCATGGAGATTTACAGACAACTATGAACGTATATACTCACATCACGCAATCGGCAATTGATGACATTGGAACTAAATTCAATCAATTTGTTACTAACAAGCAACTAGATTGACAACTAATTCTCAACAAACGTTAATTTAACAACATTCAAGTAACTCCCACCAGCTCCATCAATGCTTACCGTAAGTAATCATAACTTACTAAAACCTTGTTACATCAAGGTTTTTTCTTTTTGTCTTGTTCATGAGTTTCCGTTATCCCTATAGCCCTACCATCACGCTTACCGATACTCCATCAATACCACTCAAAACCTTGTCATATCAGAGCTTTTTGACCATTTTTTTCATGAATATCTAAAAAAAAGAATCAAAATAGTACTAAATTCCCCATAGCGCATGCGCTATGGGGAATCATAGCTATATCTTGTTTATAATTTATGATATAATACAGCAAAAATAGTTTAGGAAATAACATATGACAAAAAAACACTTACTAACACTTCTTCTCATCTCTTTTTTTACTAGCTTTTTGGTAGCTTGTTCAACAACGAAAGATAAAGAGCCTCAACCGTCTGATTCAGAAATCATTACTCCCCGACTACACCAAGCCGCTCATCAAGATAAACGCGCTAACTTTGAAAAAATTAAACTTGCGACTGTTGATTCCTCATTTACAGGAGGAACAAGCCTTGAAGAACTTATTTCACTCTTTGGAGAGCCTAGCCAACATGATCCAAAAACAGCAGGCGAAGTAACAATCGACGCTTATACTTGGCAGTTTGATCAAGTTACTCTCACTGTTAATCTTTATCAAAATAGTAGTATTGTTAAAACCGTCTCTAATTTTACCTTTGCAAGAGAGTTAGGCTTATCGCAAAAGGAATACCAACAATTACAAAAAGGAATGTCTTATGAAGACGTTAAAAAGATCTTAACAGAACCTGATAATTATAGCCAAGCGTCATCTAGTGATCATCAAACTTTGCAAGCGATTTGGGTTAGTGGCTTAAAGACAGATACAAGCGGAGCTAATATTTCTCTCGTTTTTGAAAATAATCAGTTAACAGAAATGTCTCAGGTAGGACTTGAAGAATAA